AAACAAATACGCGGCGAAATGTCACAAGGGCGAGCACACAAGTACTGCTCCAACTGTGTGCAGGCCGAACGCTTTGGCGCAGACTCAGAACGCAAGTGGCACAACGATACCAACCCCAACTTTGATTATGCCACAGCCGGAGATCAGTATCACTATCCTGTGATTGTGGATGTACGTTGGAATACCACCTGCAATCTCAGTTGCAACTATTGCAGTGAATGGGCCAGTTCAAAATGGTCGGCACTCAAAGGAATTCCGTTCAAATCCGGCAGTCGTCCTTACTATGAACAAGTGTGTGATTTTCTTGAACAGCACAAATCGCACATCCGAGACGTAGCCCTAGTGGGCGGTGAGCCTTTGTTGCTGCCTGAAAACGAACGACTGCTGGATGTTATACCGGAAGACTGTGCTGTGACCCTGATCACCAACATGAACGTGGACTTGGGCAAGAACAAGATTTTTAAGAAACTAGCACAAAGAAAGAAAGTTGGCTGGAGCATGAGCTTTGACAACATTGGTGCACAGTTTGAATATGTGCGCTACGGCGGTGACTGGAACATGCTGACAGAAAATTTAGCCATAGTCAAAGACTTGTTCAAACAGGGACAATGGGGCGGAATCCACGCAGTGTACAACATCTACAATGCCACACGTATTACAGAGTTCCGTGAATGGGCACAGAGCCAAGGTGTCACAGTGCTGTGGCAGAACTTGTTTCAACCTGATTACCTGGATCCGTTGTTGTATGGACCTGCAGTGGCTCAAGCGGCAGCAGATGAAATTGAACGTTTCTATGCCACAGGACTTGCTACACCAGCAGAACGACAGTTCTTTGACAATGCCTTGAACACATATCGTGCAGTCTCACAAGCACGTCCTGGAATTGAAGCCAAATTTCGTCAACACATCACTGAGATTGAAACTCAGTACCACAAAGATTGCGCAGGTAAGTTTGTGCAGTTGTGGCCTGAACTTGCACACTTGACACAATGAAACCCACACACGACTGGAGCTATGTTGCAGGACAAACAATTCATTGGATGAGTCCTGACACCAAAGAAAATTATCAACGGCACCTGAATGATGCTGCCAAACGACACATGCTGCAACAGTTTGGCTGGATAGATCAACACATTGATTACACATTCAACAGCGATGGATTTCGCACAGACGAATTTGATGATCGACCTAATTTTGTAACCATTGGATGCAGTTTTACTCAAGGTGTTGCTGTGAACCGGTCAGAAACCTGGGCGCAATTGATCAGTGATCAATTGGGTTTATCAGTGTGGAATCTTGGAGTAGCAGGGGCCAGCGCAGACACCTGCTATAGAATCATCAAACATTATGCACCAATTCTCAAACCAAAATTTGTAGTATTGTTAGAACCCAGATACAACAGGGTAGAACTGCATCACAGTGATCACCAAAAGCCATATTCAATTAATTGGGCATACGATGCTGAATCCTGGGGTAATAGCGGTTATTTAAAAACTTGGTTGAGCAACGATTACAACATGCAGTTGTATGCAGAAAAAAATCGAGCAGCCATTGCACATGTGTGCAACAAACTTGATATTCCTGTGGTAATGTATGCACCCAATGATTATATAGATCTAGTAACAGACAAGACTCAACATGATCTAGGTCGCGACTTACTACATCCTGGCAGGTTAAATAATCGTGCATTTGCGCAAGTGGTGTACAACCACGTGAAAGACCTATGAGTATCAAACCCACATTAGATACAGTGCTGGTGAAATCACCACACCGTCGAGAAACATATACACAGGAGCAGTTGACTGAGTTTGCTCGCTGTGCTGATCCTGTGAGCGGACCCATGTACTTCATGGACAACTTCTTTTACATTCAGCATCCCACACGTGGCAAGATGCTGTATCAGTCTTTTGAATATCAAAAACGTCTGATTGCAAACTATCACAACAGCAGATTTTCAATTTCCTTGATGCCGCGACAAACTGGTAAGTCAACATCAGCAGCGGGTTACCTGTTGTGGTATGCTATGTTTGTGCCTGATGCTACTATTTTGGTTGCCGCACACAAATACCTAGGTGCACAAGAAATCATGCAGCGTATTAGATATGCATACGAACTGTGCCCCAATCACATACGTGCAGGTGCTACCAGCTACAACAAAGGCAGTCTGGAGTTTGACAACGGATCACGTATTGTATCGCAAACCACTACAGAAAACACTGGTCGAGGTATGTCAATTACCTTGTTGTATCTGGACGAATTTGCGTTTGTGCGCCCTACTATTGCCCGAGAGTTTTGGACTTCTATTACACCCACACTCAGCACAGGTGGTAAAGCTATTATTACTAGTACCCCTAACTCAGACGAAGATCAGTTTGCGTTGATCTGGAAAGGTGCCAACAAAATTGAAGACGAGTACGGCAACCCTAGGCCCAATGGCCTGGGTATCAACGGATTTCGGGCGTTTCGTGCGTTTTGGCGTGAACACCCAGATCGAGATGACACCTGGGCCGAAGAACAACGAGCACAGCTGGGCGAAGAACGATTCCGCAGAGAAATGGACTGCGAATTTGTTATCAACGATGAGACCTTGATATCGCCACTAAAATTGTTGGACCTAGAAGGTGTAGAACCTGCCAGCAAAACAGGACAAGTGCGTTGGTATAGACCCATACAAGCAGACAAGATATACATTGTGGCCCTAGACCCTAGCTTAGGCACAGGCAGCGATCCTGCCGCCATACAGGTGTTTGAAGCAGATACCACAGAACAAGTGGCTGAATGGCGTCATAACAAAACAGATGTGCCCACACAGATCAAGATCTTGGTGGACATTGTGAAAGAACTGCATGCTGTGGTCAAAGACGACAAAAAGATCTACTACAGTGTGGAAAACAACACTCTAGGCGAAGCAGCCTTGATCAGTATCAACGAATACGGCGAAGAAAACATTCCTGGCTATTTCCTCAGTGATAATTCAGTGCAGGGCCAGCACGGACGACGAACTCGCAAGGGATTCACAACCACCAACAAAAGCAAGATTGTGGCCTGCAACAAGTTCAAGATCTTGGTAGAATCAGGGCGTATGAAACTGTACAGCAAACCCTTGATCTCAGAACTCAAAAACTTTGTGGCGCTGGGCAGCAGCTATGCAGCCAAACCTGGAGAAACAGATGACTTGGTAATGAGCACTTTGCTGGTTACCCGCATGCTGATGTTGTTGCAAACTTATCACCAAGAACTAGATTCGCATCTGAAAGATCACGGGGACAATATCATAGAACCTATGCCTTTCATTAGCATGATGCGCTAAATATACTACTATGGCCCAAGAACTCAATATTGAACAAAAACTAAACGACCTACTGGTCAGCCGGGACTTTCACCCTGAATTAACAGGCAAAGACGGGCGTCCCAGCAACGCAGACGACGCAAAAACATTCACATTTGATTATATTTCCAACTCAGGAAAAAACTACGGTACCATGGTGATTGTGCTGGCCAACGACAACGAGATGAAAGTCATGTACGGCGACAACCTGGGCAAGACCATGGAAGGCAACGACAAGCAAGAGTTCTTTGACTTTGTTCAAGCTCTGCATCAGTTTGCTGTGAGAAATTTTTGGACCTATTCGTCAGAAGATCTCAGCAAGCTCAAGTATGTGCAGGCCGGAATGGCAGCTATCAAAGAAGGCCTGTTTGAAGGTTACTATGGCAATCGCCGTGTGAGCTACACTGGCGAACCCACAGAAGCTAGAATGATGATTCGTCACAATCGTGTGCTGGGTGAAAATGACGCTCGCTTTCGCTATGTAGAAAGCATCTATATTGAAACTGCTGACCAAGAACGCTTTCGACTGCCATTCACTAACATGACTGGTGCCAAAGCCATGTTGGAGCATGTGCGTCAAGGTGGCCGGCCCTACGATGTGCGCGGCAATCACATTTGTGAAATGGTTTCTGAACTCAAAGTACTAAACAGATTCAACCGAGCCAGTGCTGGCCGTGTGATGGAAGGCGTTACGCAGACCATAGTGGAGCAGGCACAGGCCTACTACAAGAGCCTGCGTGAAAGTCTCAAGCGCATCACACACAGTCGAGGCTACAACACCTACTTCGAAGCCTGGCACCCAGCAGAAATTGGCGAACACGAAAGCCTGGTAGAAGATATCAAAACCATGTTTGTACAACAAACATTGGACACCAGAATCGAAGCAGCATTGCCATTGCTGGCTCGTATACAACAACAAGGAAATGCTATGAAAGAAGCTGAAATTTTTGAAAGCTGGATCAACAATCTAGCCGAAGGCACATGGAGCCTGCCTGAAACTCCTGAACAACTCAATCAACTCAAAGAGCTAATGAGTCAAGAACTCATTGTTGGCCCTGATGCTACCAATGCAACAGAACAACTGTACTCTCTAGTTGGTGACGACATCTTGTTTGATCGACTAGGTGATTTGGCCGAACGTGATCCACGAGCAAATGCCTGGAACGACACAGGTGTTATGGAACGTCTGCGTGAACTAGGGATTGAAACTCCTGAGCAGGCCCCTGCAGGCGCAGAACAACCTCCAGCAGCAGAGCCAGCTACTGCTTCGCCAGCTCCGGATCCAGCTGCAGCACCAGTGCCTCAGCAATCTGTGGCAGAAGAACTCAATGCCATGCGCAAGGCAGCTGGATTGCCAATGGTAGAAGGTCGTATGCTTGACGAAAGCGGCGAAACATTGAGTCATATCATGGATCGTTTCAAACACGAAGTTGATCAGTTTGAAAAAGGTGGCGACCTAGACGACGACTTGTACTATGCCTTGTTTGACTATTATTCAGACCACGGCGAAATTCCCTACGGCATTGCCAAGGGTCGTGATGGTGATCCGTTTGAATGGATCACAGATCGTCTAGATCAAGAGCTAGGCACAGGCAACCATGCCATGCGTAAGCTACCCGAAGCTGATCCTATTTCCACATTTGAAGTCATGAGTGGGTTTGACGCACCAGTTGCCGAAGGGTCATGCAACATGACTGCTGAAGGCGAATACTGCCCTGAACATGCACTAGCCGAATGTGGCAGCATGTATGAAATGAGCACAGTAGCAGGAAGCATGGCTCCTGTTATAGGTGAAGATGACAGTAGAGACAAACACTATTATCAACGCAACAACATCTGGAGAGTCATGGACGGTGACGAACTAGTACACGAATATACGCCCGACCGTTATGAAGTTGTTGGTGCTAAAAAGTTGTTGGCTCAATTGGATGATGAAGGCTACGATGTTACACACGTTATAAGCCCCATGGGAACTGTTACATACTTGTATGGCAAACCAGAAGATGAAATGGATGAAGGCATTGTGGGTAACATGTTTAACAAAGCCAAAAGTATGTTTACAAAACCAGCAGCAACAGCACCTGCTACAACAGCAGCAACGGCTGCTCCGGCACCTGTAGTTCCTGATGCGGCAACACAAGCAAGAATTGCGGCTGCCCCACAGGGCTATGATCCAAACACTGGCAAGCCACTGCCTGTCGCAAAGACTACCATGAAGTTACCTCCGGGTGTTGTAAAAAAAGGTGGCACAATGGATATGACTAAAAAGGTTGTAGCACCAGTAGCAAAGCCCGCGGCAGCACCTGCGGCACCTGCACAAGCGGCTGCACCAGCGGCTGCACCTGCACCAGGTGGAGTTCAAGGTATCAAGAGCAATGTTGATATTAACACCCTACAAAAGTTTAATGGCATAGTTGATGTCCCGCCAAAGATAAAACCACAAATCAAAGATGCCAAGGGCAGAACTTGGACAAAGTTAACCGGTGGTTGGACGCAGGATGGTTCAGACCGAACTATTGATCGCCAAGACAGCACATATCAATCATTTGATGATGCATGGCGTGTGGCCAACGGAGCACAGCCAGGTAATGTAGGTGTTCCAGGAGCACAACAACCAGCAGTAGCCGAAAGCAAAGACGATGCATTGTTGGCTAGAATAAAAAGTCTGGCCTTGATAAAATGATTTAAATATGGGCATGCTAAACTTTAGTAATGCCCAACAAATCCTTCCCACAGTCTGGCGTTTGCCAGACTTTTTCTTGGACTACGAATCTGTACGTCACAGTTATCGCAGTCCAGAGCAATCATGGACAACACAGTATCCCAATAGATTGTTAACGCCCTGGGGTTCTAATACTGTATTAGAGTCTGCGTTATCACAAGCACCTGCACAGATCAAGCAGTTGACCAATTATTCTGTGCAACCACAAGTGATCTATTCAAGTGTTGATCTATCAGGCAGCAAGATTATGATGCATAGACTGCATCCAGATATCAAATGTTTTATTCAAGTGTACATGGGTGAAGAACCTGCACCTGAACTATCCAGTGTGTTCTGCAACAACTTAACAGTCAACGCTGAACACGCCAATGACTATGCAGACATTTCAGAGTTTGCCCCTACAGACTTGGTCAAAATAAAATACCGCCCCAACGAAGCCTGGCTCATGATCAATCAGCCTAGATGCTTCTTTGGAACAGCACATGCTGTGGCACCCAATGCAGTGCGTGAAACTGTGAACTTACACTTTGGCGCGGAACTGCCAGCAAGCACTTAATCGTGTGCCTGTGATGGTGTCTACGTGATGCTCTTTGCGGTCAGAGTTTAGATTGATATAGCCTGTGTTGGGCACAAAATCAATCCTTGTGCGCGGTGTACTGTGTGTGAACTCAGTACCGTGTACATTACCATGCGTCCACAAATACACTTGATAGGTCACTGCCAATAGTTCGGCATCATTGTGGTAAGGACAATGCCATCCACTAAGATCCAGCCACATTTTGCATTCTGCAGGCATGAGCTTGATGCCAGTGATGCGTTCTAGTTCGGGCATTATGTCAGGAGCCATGCCCTGAAGTTGTTGTAGGGTAGGGCTGTCAGGAGTCAACTGCAAGCGATACTCTAGACAGTCAGCGTGTCGGTGCCATGAGTCTGCATGATTCAAATGCGTAGAGGCCAACTGCTGAAACGTGTCTTCGGCAAAGCAGTTTTTTACACTCCATAGGTTATTGGCAACAGTGGTGACTTCGGAGTCGGTATCGTAGATATGGTGAATAGTCATAATAGTATTTACTAATAGATCTCTGAGTTTTTTATATTTTTGGTTGCTCTAGAACAAAAGGCGTGTGAATAAAATCTTTAATTTCTGTTAACTGTGATTCAGCCAACGTTTTGATGTGTTGATGATTGTGCTCTAATACGTCTTGAAAATGTTTGTACACCGATCTTGGATTGTCAGTGTGATACAAACGTTGTATTTGCTGCCAGGCCATAGCATATCGTTGGGCATCGTTGGGCTCGTTGTCATAACTTTCATCAATGATATCTCCATGAAACGTTTTGAACCCTAGTTCTTGCAATCTCTTCAAAAGTCCTGCTCCATTAAACATGATAAAAATGCGTTTGGCGAACAAACATTTTGCTGTTTTTTCTGTAAGAAAAGTATTGCTGTTGCCAATATCAGCAGTTTCGCAAACTATGCTATACCAGCTGCTTTGATATATGCCCCAGGGCACAATCACGCTCATTGGTGTATTGTCTCCAGGCAGACCATAACCGGGTCTATAAACAAGATTAACACTGTATTGTTCACGTGGACTCAGGTCTTGAGTGTCCTGTTTGAATTTATGCACCACTGTTTCTTCCAGTTGGTTCAATGCAGGTGATGTATATCTTTGTATGATACCATGCTGGGCAAAACCAACTGGATCAATTTGATTGATTAGATTAGGATCATCCCAGGGTCTTGGCTGTAAGTTTACCAAGCAATGGTCTAGAAATTCAGATTCTAATAGCCTGTACATCAAATAAGTTCTGGCTGTTTTTACAGTACCCATTAGTACGTCAAACATGTGCTTGCGAAAAGGCACAGTCTTTTCAGTAATTTCTTGAAACGAATTGGCCTGTACCACGTAAGAAAAAAAACTTAGTTGATCATTAAAAAACCGATCTTGTGGAGGATGTGTATATCGTTGACTACCAGCAAACACACATTTTATTCGATCGTTGTGAACAGCATTACAAACATCTCCGTATACCCTGGGCCACCAATTGTTCATAGCTTCGGTGCTGTGAGTTACAACAATGTCGGCCCAGTTCAGTGCAAGGTTTGAAATCAAAGTCGGATGATCCTCAATTGGACCAGAGTCTGCAATTGTTCCGCCGCTGAGAGGTCTAGCAAAATGTTCAAAAAACAACAATGCTACTTTTTTTCTCTTGTCGTTGTTGTCGAATTCTCCAGGTCCCGGCGGTCGCACACCTCGATAGATCTCGGCTCGCGGAAACCATTCGTGCCCCACCATTAGTGCTCGGTTGTATTCCCACCATGAATGTGGATCCCATACAAACCATTCTGTTTGATCGCGCATGTCAGGATTGCTGGCCCAGACCTTGCGATGGTTGTCCCACACATAAAAAACGTTGTTGTCCATTGTTGTACTTATAGAACAAAAAACTTTGCCTTTTGTATTGCAATACTAAATAAAGTCGTATACAATACAACTTGTATGCACAGGCAACATACAATCTAAGAATATTAGATAGGCAAAACATAGGCAACTTTACAGGAGATATTACTATGGCATCATTAGCAGAAATTCGCGCAAGACTACAGGCAGCAGAGAACAACAAAGGTGGGCAATCCACCGGAGGCGGCGACCGATCAATTTACCCCCACTGGAACATGGAAGAAGGACAAAGTGCTTCCTTGCGTTTCCTTCCAGATGGCAACACAAAAAACACTTTCTTTTGGGCTGAACGAGCCATGATTCGACTGCCATTCAACGGCGTCAAAGGAGAGATGGATTCCAAGCAGGTCATGGTCCAAGTACCCTGCGTTGAGATGTGGGGCGAGGCTTGCCCAATCTTGGCTGAAGTGCGTACCTGGTTCAAGGACAAGAGCCTGGAAGACATGGGTCGCAAGTACTGGAAAAAGCGCAGTTACATCATGCAGGGCTTTGTGCGTGAGAACCCCATTGGTGACGACAAGACACCAGAAAACCCAATCCGCAAGTTCATCATTGGACCACAGTTGTTTACCTTGATCAAGGGTGCGCTGATGGATCCTGAACTGGAAGAATTGCCAACTGACACACTGCGTGGTTTGGACTTCCGTATTGCCAAGACCAGCAAAGGTGGCTATGCTGACTACAACACTAGTAAGTGGGCACGTAAGGAATCGGCTTTGACCGAAACCGAGCAAGCGGCAGTGGAAACACATGGTTTGTTTGACTTGAGCACATTTTTGCCTAAGAAGCCAACTGACGTTGAGCTCAAGGTTATCAAAGAGATGTTTGAAGCAAGTGTAGATGGTCAGCCGTACGACACAGAGCGTTGGGGTCAGTACTTCCGCCCAGCAGGCGTAGGTGCTCCTCAAGGTGGCAGCACAGACGAAGCACCAGCGGCACCTGCACCTGTGGCACGTACAGCAACTCCTGCTCCTGTAGCAGAAGCAGCACCTTGGGAAGAAGACGTTGCCGAAGCAGCCGCTGCACCAATCGTAGCACCCAAGGCAACACAAAATGCACAAGACATTTTGGCCATGATTCGTAGCCGTCAGAAGTAAACACTTTGGCATCGCACAGAGAGGAAACTCTCTGTGCATTTCTTTTTACATAGGCAAAATATGGGAAAACCCTTTGACATTTCAAAATTCCGTAAGGAAATTACCAAAAGCATTGACGGCCTTTCAATTGGCTTCAATGATCCCACCGACTGGATCAGCACAGGCAACTATGCCTTGAACTATCTGATCTCAGGCGACTTTAACCGTGGCATTCCCTTGGGCAAAGTTACTGTGTTTGCTGGCGATTCAGGTGCAGGCAAAAGCTACATCTGTAGCGGCAACATTGTGAAGCATGCACAAGAGCAAGGCATCTTTGTTGTATTAGTTGACAGCGAAAACGCACTAGACGAAGACTGGCTCAAGGCTCTGGGAGTTGACACTAGCGAAAGCAAATTGCTCAAACTCAGCATGGCCATGATCGACGATGTGGCCAAGACTATCTCCACATTCATGATCGACTACAAGGCCTTGCCCGATGGCGAACGTCCCAAGGTATTGTTTGTGATTGACAGCCTGGGAAGGTTGTTGACGCCCACAGACGTTAATCAGTTTGAAGCAGGCGAAATGAAAGGTGATTTGGGTCGTAAACCCAAAGCACTCACAGCCCTGGTTCGTAACTGTGTCAACATGTTTGGTAGCTACAACGTAGGTCTAGTATGTACCAATCACACATACGCAAGTCAAGACATGTTCGATCCGGATGACAAGATCTCCGGCGGCCAGGGTTTCATTTACGCATCCAGTATCGTGGTTGCTATGAAAAAGATGAAGCTCAAAGAAGACGAAGACGGCAACAAGGTGTCTGAAGTCAACGGTATTCGTGCAGGCTGCAAGGTCATGAAAACACGTTATGCCAAGCCGTTTGAAGGTGTGCAGGTCAAGATTCCATACACAACAGGTATGAGCCCTTACTCAGGTCTTACTGACTTGATTGAGAAAAAAGGCCTGCTCAAGAAAGAAGGCAACAGTCTTGTGTTTACCACAAGTGCTGGAGAGATCATCAAGAAGTTCCGCAAAGGTTGGGAACGCAACGACGACGGCTGCCTGGACACTGTGATGAGCGATTTTGGCAACATTCGAGAAACTGCCACAACCGAGGCCGAAAGTGAGGATGCAGAATGAGTTCAATAGTAGCAAGCGAAATCTGGAACGAACTCAAACGTTATGTCAACACAGTAGATCGTAGCGAAGCTGCCGAAACATTGGTGGCTGTACTGATTGATCATGATGAAGATGTAGAAGACATTCTTAATGCATTCAAGCATGACAGCGATGTCAAACGAGCACTCACAGCATATCTTGACAATGACAAAAACTACGAAGAAGACGAAGACATCGACGAAGACATCGACGATGACGACAACGAATCTGAATGGGAAGACTAAATGTGGTATGCCCGTGTAGTAGCGGACTTGTCCGCCATTCCTGACTTTGTGCAGCACTACGAGCGAGAGCTTGATGATGCCAAGCGTGATTGCAGGATTGGCGGAATTGTAGAAAAAAATATCACAGCTCTGCCAGGCATTACAGAACACAGATTCAATCAGCTGCAAGAAATTGAAGCTGTGTTGAATTACCTCAATATTCAGCTACGCAAAATTCGACGCAAACATTTTCAAAAGTATCTAGAAGGATATGCACGAGCATTGACCAGTCGAGATGCTGAAAAGTATGTGGACGGTGAGGACGAAGTGATTGATTACGAAACCATTATCAACGAAGTTGCATACTTGCGCAATCGTTGGTTGGGTATCATGAAGGGTCTAGATTCCAAGCAATGGATGGCTGGACATGTAGTACGACTCCGTGCAGCCGGCATGGAAGACATACAAGTCTAAAAAATACGCAGGCACAGGTTCAACTGATACATATTGTATTGGAGAATCATATGAAACCCACAGCATTTGTTACAGGCATGACCGGGCAGGACGGCCCATACCTAGCTAAATTATTAGTTGAAAAAGGCTACCATGTTTATGGCCTTGTTAAACGTTATTCAAATCCCAATCTTGACAACATCAAATGGTTAGGGATTGAAAATGACATTGAACTTATCACAGGTGACATCACTGATGAGAACAACATGAATCACATCATGCAAAGCGTCAAACCACAAGAAGTCTATAATCTTGCGGCTCAAAGTTTTGTTGGCATTAGTTGGGAGTTGAACAAACTCACGACAGAAGTAAACTGCATGGGTCCGTTGAATTTACTCAATTCGATTCGTCAGCACAATCCCAATGCAAAATTTTATCAAGCATCCACATCAGAGATGTTTGGTAATGCCACGGAACCTGGCCTGCAAGGTGAAACCACACCATTCCGTCCACGATCACCATATGGCGTGAGCAAGTTGTATTCACATTGGATGACTATTAACTTTCGTGAAAGTTATAGTTTGTATGCTTGCTCGGGTATCTTGTTCAATCATGAATCGCCCTTGCGTGGTCGTGAATTTGTCACTCGCAAGATTACAGATGCAGTGGCACGTATTAAATTGGGCCTAGCAAATGATGTTACCTTGGGCAATCTAGACAGTGCTCGTGACTGGGGATTTGCCGGTGACTTTGTGGAAGCTATGTGGTTGATGTTACAGCAAGAAAAAGCCAGCGACTATGTGATTGCTACTGGACAACAACACACTATTGGTGACTTGTGTCGTGTGGCATTTGAACATGCAGGAATTCACGAATGGAAACACCTTGTAAAAAGTGATCCGCGATTTAAACGTCCAGCAGAACTTTACAGTTTGCGTGGAGATAGTGCTCGTGCTAGAGAACAGTTGGGGTGGAAACCACGTACTGACTTTGAAACCATGATACGTGACATGGTTGATGCTGATATCAAAAGACTAAGCGTCTAAACGGCAATCCCAATTTAATTTCCTCCACAGTCCACTCGGTGTGCGCCAGTTGTTCTAGCCATACACTGCGATCAGGGCGTGGAGGATTTTCTATTTGTGATAAGTCCCAGTTGGCAACAGTGCTGGCCAAACTGTCTGGACCCACAAACACAGGCACACCTGCCATCAATGCTTGCGGACCCGGCCCCGAGTTCCAATTTAGCACACAGTGAGCACTATTTAACACTCGATCAAAATCAAAGTCATCGTAGCTGCCAAATGTAAATTTAGGTTTGTCGATCAAACACCCTTGTGGCATTGGACAAGTTCCTCGGGGATGAGGACGAATTACAATGGGGCGATTGCTGTGTTGTTTGATTTCTTTTACAACCTTGGCTAACCATGCATTTATGCCGGGCAATCCTGCCCATTGCTGACTGTCATGTCGTTGCATGGCTATCACAATGTTTGCGCCAGAACGCCAAGGCTTAAGGCCAAGACCAAGGGTAGCCGCACGATTGGCAACGAGATCATTGAAGTTATAACTGCCAATACCAGTACCGTTAACGCCGATCTTCCAAGTTTGTCCTCTCTGTATCATGCCAACCTCGGCAACAATTACTGGCTTGCCCTGACGCCTAAATGTTTCGTAAACTTCTTGATTGGGACGCATACGCCCGGTCCACAACATACTCCATACCACAGCCACATCCGCTGTAAGGTCGTGATAAACCACCGTGTGTCCTTGGGACACAAGTCCTTGGGCAATGGCTTGAAAAATTGGCACTGAGTTTTTGGCACCAAAATTATTAAACAGACTGATCTTCATTGTGATTAAATAGTTATATATGCACAAAATAAACTCACACTGGTATTCGTCCGAACCGCTCAATGGTTTCTTCAGTGAACGCTTGCAAGACGTTGTGGACGTACATTACCAACAACGATATCGATATTACGTTTATCAGAACATACCTCGCAAGCGCATTATGATCGACATTGGTGCCAACATTGGGATCTTTGCCAAACCTTCGGCAGAACTGTTTGAACGTGTGATATGCTTTGAGCCTGTTCCTAAGAATTTTGAAGTGCTGGAGAAAAATTTAGAAAACTACAACAACGTCGAACTCCACTGCCTGGGCATAAGCAATCAGCCACAGACTGCTAAGTTTAGCATGAAAACTTTGAAATGTGGGCAAAGCCAACAAGTAACAGAATACTCAGATGATCCTGAATATGAAAATTTTGACTGTACATTAGTTACGCTGGATCAGTACAACTTTGACTGTGTGGACTGGATCAAGATTGACGTTGAAGGATTTGAAGATGCTGTGTTAGAAGGCAGTCGAGAAACAATTCGTCGCAACAGACCTTGGTTGCTGTTGGAAGACAATGGCAAGCGAGATCAACATCAACAATGGTTAAATGACCTGTGTGGCCCTTATGAGCCTGCCCTGGTCAAAAGCAAAACAAACACAATATGGATACCCAAATGAAATATGCAGTTGTCACAACATTCAATGCCAGCGGGTATGACCGCTATGCCAGTCGCATGATTGACACGTTCTTGCAAAACTGGCCCAAAGAAATTGATCTATACGTTTACACTGAAGACTGTGCAATACGGCAAATCGCACCAAATCTGCATGTTAGAGATTTGCATGCTGTGAGTCCTGAAATTGTAGCATTCAAACAGCGTTGGGGTAATGATCCACGTGCTCGTGGCTTGGTAGCAACTGGTCCAGCAGACCGTAAAGGCAAAGCACCAGGCATGGGTTTTCGTTGGGACGCTATTAGATTCAGTCACAAAGCATATTCAGTGTTTCACTCTGCGGCCAATTGTGACGCTGATGTACTATTTTGGATGGATGCAGACATGGTGTGCCACACACCTATTACTGAAGAATTTATTACCAGTCAAATGCCGCCCAAGATTGGATTGGCATACCTAGGTCGTGAACGCAAGTTTAGTGAATGCGGCCTGTACGGTATGAACCTACGGGATACTGTTACACTAGCGTGGCTCAAAGAGTTTCAATTGGCCTATGATTCAGGACGTCTTATGACCATGGCTGAGTGGAACGACTGCTGGGTGTTTGATGAAACTCGTAACGAAGTGCAAGCCACGCACCCTAAATGGCGTCAACTAAACTGGAGTGCAGGATTGATCAAAGGAGAAGGACACCCGCTGATCAACACTGCTTGGGGTGCTTACCTTGACCACCTCAAAGGCAAGCGAAAAGAAACTGGACGTAGCATGGCCAAGGATCTTATACAACCACGCACAGAAGGTTATTGGTCTGCTTGATATTCAGCCTTGCTGTGCTTGGCCTTGTAGTGTATAAGATACTCACCTAGTACTGTGTGTGGCAAGGGTGTTTTGTAAGGCTTGGCAAATCCTTCACACAAATCATACACTGGTGCGTCAGCAAGATTGATTGCGGCACCAAACACATCATTGTCGTAGAATCTGCGCAGGTCCGCATGATCACGTTCAACATAGCGTCTACGATACTCGTTTCTAAACGCATTAAACTTTTCGTGCTGGGTGTTTACGGCAAACACACCTGTTTCGGGCACCAACCATGATCCAGGATTGCCTGACTTATCTTGAGTATAGGTTACTCCCATGTACATGGCAAGATCTTCTGATCGCATGCAGTCCAATATTACATGGGCTGGAGGCGACTTCATTGTAACAACATCAGCATCTAGCCACAAGATCCAATCTGCAGTGCTGTGATACATAGCATGTATAAAGCTAAATGCTTTTTTACTGAATTTTTTAACCTGCACACCGTACTCGGTATCTGCTTGCAATCGTGTATACGCCGGGTCAACTTTGTGATCAAAGTCAATTTGTTTGATTCTCTCATGTGGATCCAATTGAAAACCTTCTGTATAACAGGTAAAGGTGAATTGCGGATCCCATAATTCCAAAAAGCTAGATACACAATCTTTGCCAATAAGATCGTAGTAACGTTTATCAAAACTGGTTATAATTTCTATCATTTTTCTACAAACTTTCTCATATGTGCCCATGCTGTGCCATCTCTGAGTTCATGATGGCTCCAGTGAAATTGACTGATCCGTTGTGCCCATGCATCTCGATCGGGCATGAACGGAGTTTCAATTTTGTCAAGTCTGGTTTCTGCTATTTCTCGAGCTTGACTACGTTCTGGATCTGTTACAAATACCGGTATGCCTTCTATGGCCGCACCCACAGCAGGACTTGAATTGTGATTGACCACTGCCCAGCAATTTTTCAAATCTTGTTCCAGCGATGTATCAGGAGTGCTGAGTTCAATGTTGAGTAGTCTGCGACCAATGCAAAGTTTCATCAGTCGATCACAGTATTTTTTAGCACGTTTGTCACCAGGGTGAGCTCTGATCCTAATAGGTCTCTTGGTGTATCTGCGTAGTTGCATGATGGTCTTCATGGCCCAGTCTAGTACTTCAAACCCGCCCATGCTCCATCCACCGTCACGTTGCAAACATAATAGGATGTGGTTGCCTTGTGTGCGCCAAGGTTGAAGATTTATGTTGAGATTTTGTTGTACAGCCAACCAACGACTAGGGTCGGGTGCAGTATCGCAGTAATTGCCAGTGTTTGGGAACACACCATCAAAACTGTAGCGCAACCAGTAACCAGGATTGGTTTTGTCTTTGTACAAGAAAAGATTGCTGTCAGCAATCACAGTGCGGCCATTGTGGCCTCGCTGGCCATCTAGTATTTGTTGTCTCAGTTGCAGGTGCGGAGCACTTTTGCCATGCTCGTGTACCCAGCCCAGTATCACTGCTACATCACTAGGCTGATAGTTAAAGTCGTCAACGATGACTCCTTCATCACCACAGGCCTGTACACCTTGAACAAAAAACTGCAAAGTATTAAGTTTGTCTGTAGCAGCCTTTAGGCTTTCTTCAGAGGTGTACTGTTCTTTTCTTGGCAACGTGGCAATATAACTTACTACTTTCATTGTTCTTGCATCATTCTAAAAGCGGTACCATCACGCAATTCTCTCACGTGATATTGTCCATAAGCCATGCTGTGGCACCATGCATCCAGCGTGTCTCGGTTGGCCCAGACTGGATTTTCGATCAGACTCAAATCCTTGCTGGCCACTGGTTCTGCCACATGGCTAGGAGCCAAAACAAATGCAGGCACACCAGCAAATATTGCCTCTACTGCCGCAACACTATTGAATGTAACCAAAGCATGTACATCATTGGCCAGCACTTGATGCAACGGCGCAGTGACCACACGATCAATTCGTTTGGGTGCCCGTTGTCTAACTTCAACAGGACGATCTGTATATTTTTTTATTTCTGTAACAGTTTGTTCAACCCATTGTTGTTGATCAATGCCGTAGTACCTGCAGGGCTTTTCGTCAGGTGCTGCCACAATAATTTTTTTACCAAACTTTCTTGGTTTCAATTGAATATCTAGTGCTTGCCATCTGTTAGCAGGTCTTGGCACAATTGTTTTGTGTTGTAAATCATTGCGAACAATACGATGATAAAGTTTATTGCCCATCTTATTGGTTCTACTGATGTTGTTGCCCACGTAGCCAGAGTCCACATAGTAAAAATCTTTGTGGTCTTCCAGGCACTTTTTCATAATTTTATACTTGAGGATGCCACGCATGATCGGAGTCATTCCGTCCATCAGCACATCATATTTGTAGTCAAAAAAGTCAGTGTCAGTGGGCTCCTGTCCGGCACTGTGTGCCAGCATGTTGATGTACTCGTCCTGGTTGCCTTTGCTGAGGAAAATAAATTTGTTCATATGATGTCTCTCTGTTGGCAGTACTCGGTTAGTATGCGCTCTCGGTGCCACTCACTGCCCATAGGGGTGTCGGCGAATTCATGAAAGCAAGGTGTGCCTAGTGTATAGTGTAGCAACTTGGCATCTGGATTAGGACCGTATTCGTCGGGCAACCAATTCCATTCGGGCGGCAATTCACCTATGCGAGCATCATCTAACCACGAGAAGCGGTGGAGCTCACTGCCTGTGGATTTTTGTACGAACTGGGGAGTAAGTTGCCTGTTAGGAAAGCTATTACAATTCCACAGAATAACACTAGACCAATTTTTTCGAGGATAGTTTTCATTTTTTGCTCCTAGGTATTTTACAGGCATGCGTGTTTGGTAGTCATGCTTGACTACCATTACATCCATATAGGGATTCTGTAATTCCCATAACTTTGCAATATCATCACGTACAATCATGTCGCCGTCAATGAATATGGCCCAACCTGTGTATTCTTGTAGGTAGGGCACAAGGAAACGAGTATAGATAAAGTGATTGCTGCCATCAGTGTGTGTTTCTTCGTAATCTCGAAACAGATTCAATGCTACAGGAATAATAGCCACAGGCTTTGATGCATGCCGTATGATTGAGTTGGCACAGGTGTGAAAAGCAACAGCTTCTCTTGGATCGTATCCAACGTAAACTGGTATGGCTTTCATCTACGCTCGATGTCTTCTTCTACGCAGTTCTCACCAAACTGAATTTCAATCAATTTGAGAGGTTGATCAGTTTCGTTGCACAACATGTGCCATTGATTTTTTGCAATCCAGATATGCTCATGCACTCCAAAATGCCCAACAAGATCGTGATCACTAGAATTATCCAGGCTGTACACAGCGGCTTCTCCTTCAGCCACAAACCAAAATTCTGCACGTTTGTCATGACGTTGCATGCTTAGGCAAGTCTTGGGTGTAACAGTGAGTTCTTTGAGTTTGGTATGTTGCCCAACTTCGTGTAACACACGATAGTACCCCCATGCACGAGTTGTCTTGGGCTTCTTCCAATCTTCAAGTATCCAAGAACTAGAATTCATTTTGTTTTCACCACCTACCCCAAACACAAACTCTACATCATCAAATACCATTTCGGGAATGTTATCCTTTGTGCGATCGCCTCCGTTGGCAAATACAATTTGATCGTTAGGATACCGTATTTTTACCAGTTGGATTGCATCACAACTTGACCCATCATCATCGTTATAAACAACAACTTCATCCACAATCTTCAATGCATTGACCAATTCGAATCTCTCATTAATAGGCATAAATGGCTTGCCTTTTTTACGAGTAAGCCATTCGTCTGAATTGAGTCCAACTATGAGTTTGTCTCCTAGTTTTTTTGCTGCCTGAAAGTAGGCAAGATGTCCGGAGTGTATGGGATCAAACCCACCTGTTACAAGTACAATTTTCATGCTAATATTTATAGACTAATATAACGGTAAATACAAAATGAATCACTTTTATCAAACTATAGATGGTTTTATGAGCCACAAAAACACAGTGATGTTGGACATTGTGTTAGATCAATTTCCTGCTGGAGGCACTTGGGTTGAACTGGGCTCCTGGACTGGTAAGAGCACGGCCTATTGTGTTGTTGAACTTTTAACCAAAGACAAACTAGGCAAGTTTTACTGTGTTGATACCTGGGATGGTGGTATTGAACTTGCCGACCGTGCTGATAAATTGGAAGAAATCTTCTTTGCAAACATACGTCCTATTCAACATCTAGTGACTCCTGTGCAAAGTTTAAGTTGGGAAGCGGCTAAACAATTCAAAGACAACTCTGTTGATTTTTGTTACGTTGATGCCGGGCACACATACGAATGTGTGATACAAGATCTTCGTGCATGGTGGCCTAAACTCAAACCTGGTTCAATGTTTGCTGGCGACGATTATACAAAAGGACACCCAGGAGTGCAACAAGCAGTTTGGGAATTCTTTAAGGAGCTCAACATCAAAGTACGCCGTGCTGGCCGTTGCTGGTTGGTTAGCAAGCCTGCCTGAATTTGAAGCCAGTGCGGCTTGCTAACTTAAATATCCATATGACATGGCTTAAACACTATCGCGATAACTATTTTGATCTATTGAATTCCAATACCAGCGGTGCCAAGCGAGGGTTACACGAAGGACTCTATTGCCGGGCTGATGGGTTTAACATGATTTTTGCATACCTTGAAAGTTTGCAACACCCCGAATACCATATTATAGAAACAGGCACCATGCGCAATCCAGGCAACTGGAAAGATGGGCAAAGCGCACGACTGTTTGTGGAGTTTGTAGAGCACAACAAAGGATCTGTTAGATCTGTAGACATTGATCCTGAAGCGTGTGGCAATGCTCGCACTGCAATTACCAGTTCGGCGTTTGTTGTTTCGTGTAGTGACAGTGTGTCTTGGCTGGCCACTCAGTCCGATCTTGACCAAGTTGATTTGTTCTATCTTGACAGTTGGGATGTCAAATGGAACAACGATTATGACAGCGCAGAACATCATTTAAAAGAATTCCTAACCATTGAGCCACATTTAAAGCCAGGGGCTGTTGTGGCCATTGATGACAATGCTAGATTCTTAAGTAACAACAACCGCACTGGAAAAGGTCGTAGAATTGTTGAATACTTGTCTGAAAAAAATATTCAACCCATTTATGATGCTTACCAAATAATTTATAAATTTTAACATGATAGTTGATACCACACTTTTTAACAACGAGTTTGACATGTTGGACATTAGGTTAGAGTTAACCAAAGACTATGTTGACCGATGGATAATTTGTGAAGGCAACCGTACCATGAGTGGTAGGCCAAAACCCTACTACCTGTCAGAAAACATTGATCGTTATACCAAATGGGGCAATAGACTACAAGTAATAAAACTTGACATTCCTGAAACCTGGAGTAATTGGGATATTGAAAATGGGCAAAGAGCCGCATTGCGTCCAGGATACGCAGACTGCAACGACAATGATATTATCATGCACAGCGACCTTGATGAAGTTTTAAATCCCAAACTAGTGCCTGATATTTTTAGTCTTGTGGAAACTGCAAACCAACCAGTGACTTGCACACTGGAAATGTACATATACCGGTTTGATCAAAAGCTAGAACGAAAATGGGCAGGAAACGTTGTGGCTAAAAAACACATGTTTGAAGATCCATGCAAACTGTACAAAGGTCTCGGTGCTGGAGTAGGACACGCACAAAAACGCAAAGACAGAATTCACTGCGTTCCGTTTCCTTTTAACGCTGGATGGCATTGGGGCTGGATGGGCAATGATGAGGTTATCAAAAGCAAAGCCTGGAGTTGCATCGAAACCCAAGCACGTGACGCTGATCAAATGCTGGAAAGTTTTCATCGCCTAGACACAGGTGCGGCGATCAATCATAAAACAGTAACAGTACATGTACCCATGCCAGACTATCCTGAACAAGTTAATTCAGTACTGCGGCAATATCCTTACTGGACATGAGCAAACATCGCCACAATCAGATTGTAGACTGCGCCTGTGTAATTCACAGCACTGGGTACGATTGGACCTATGTAGAACGACTTTACAATATGTTGAGTCGCAACATACCGCAAGGCATAAATCTTCACGTGTACACAGAACACGATCGTTCAGTGCCGCCTTACCTAATCAAACACATACTAGAAGATTGGCCAGACGTTGCTGGACCAAAACGATCATGGTGGCATAAACTACAGGTATTCAATCCTGCACATCACGAAGGCAACTTGCTGTATTTTGATCTCGATACTGTGATAGTAAAAGACATAAGTTGGATAACACAACTAGACACAAATTGTCTTTGGGGTATTAGAGATTTTAGATATTTGCAAAACCCTAATCGTGTAAGTTTGAACTCTAGTGTGATGTGGTGGAATGTCAAAAATTTGAGTTGGGTATGGGATGATTTTAGCCAGACCAATATTCTCAACACCACACGCCAATACCCAGGTGATCAGGATTATTTAAACGCTGTTCTTGGACACAACAGAATTAGATATTTTGAAGATTGGCAATTTCAAAGTTGGCGTTGGCAATGCTTAGATGGTGGGTACGACTTTCGGCGTAGATGTCACAAGATGCCTGGGCAAGGCACACAAATTTCAGATAATGCTTCTGTATTAGTTTTTCACGGACATCCAAAACCCCACAAAATTAACGACAAAGTAGTACAAGACCTTTGGAAGTAAACGGTTGACCAATAATTGCCGTTTTGCTATAATTAGGGCATACAACGCAACAAGGAGCTGATATGTCTTATGTAGTTTTTAAAAACGCCAAAGAATACGGTCCACGCAAGGGACTAGAAGGCCCATTTCACTATCCCAATGGGCAGGTTCTGTACTACGATCCCAAAGCAGGAGAGTACTACGATCCTACTACCGATTTCTACGTGTCAAACGAAGATGTTGCAGAACTGCAAAACAGCATCTTTGCCCTGTTGGCCAAACATTAAGCAAAAAGTGTGGCAAAAAAGCCACACTTTGTTCAGTTGACCGAATATTCCCATTTTGCTATAATATACACATACAGACACAAAAGGAGCTTCCAAATGCGTAATTTTACTAAACAAGAACACCTTAACAGCATTGACACTAACGACATTGGCGAGGGCATTGAGGACTTTGATAACCCTGATCTTAATAAGGCTTTTGGCAAGTTCTGTATCATGGACGACCAGTGTGCCTATAACAACCTATTGGAAGACATGGGTTACGACGAGGACGAAATCAACAACGAACATTGCACTATTGTACACGACACAGTGGTTGAGACTCTCAAGCAAGTGAACCTGGTGTTCAAGAACTTGGGCATCGACTTGGAGTTCAAAAGTGCAGACATGGTAGAGCACATGGCCTTTATGCTTACAGGCAAAGGTGACACACCCGAGGACATGGCCCACCGCATCCGCAGATTGGTTGACAACAAGCCTGTTTAATAGTATAATATACAAACACTCAAAAAGGAGTCCAAATGATTACTCATGGAGATATGGTAGTTTACAAGAACATTGGCACTTACCACTTAGTAAATGACGACGGTTATGATGAAGACACTGACTCATGGTATGACCCCGAAGAACCTCACTATGAGGTGCGCCACTTCTCGGGCCTGACTGTAACTGCCAACTCTGTCAAACAGTGCAAGAAGTGCCTGGATGACTTTGAGGTTACTGCACAAGAGATCCGTGCGGCTATCAACAAGCTCACGAGTTACGGCTATCGTGTGGTTAAAGAGCAAGAGTACCGCGACACCAGCACAGACCCCAACGGCCTAAAGGCATTTGCACGAGACTTCTTGCCCTAAGACTTGTGTGGCTAAAACGCCACACTTGTTTGGTTGACCAA